CGCCATTCTTCCTCGTGGCCCGCAAACTGCCCCTCGGCCCCGATGTAAGGGGTCTTGGGTCGCATGCTGACTTCCTCAGTCGCCGACGTCATCCAAAAGTCGTACATCATCGCGGAGTCTTTGGAATCTCTAATGATGCCGGAGTAAGTCACCTTACCATCGATGTCCAGCTCGGTACCGATCACCAGGAACACCGGAATGAAATCGCAGGGGATTTCGGTGGTTTCCAGGACGTCGGTGAGGCGCGGTTCGTACTTGATGGGGTTGGCTTTGCCCGGAACTTTGTCGTCGAATCCGGCCAGCTTTCTCCACATAACTTTGCGCTTGAACGATGGCCGCTGCTGTACGATACTCACTCCAAACGGCAACTCCACCAGATCGCTCTTGAACCCAGTCTCGCCGTTGGACAACTTGATCAGGGTATCGGGGTGCTCCTCGATGCTGTAATACTCGAGGATGATTACCTCTTTTTCGTCGTCATCATCAATAGCGCTGAGAGTAGCCGCCTCGGACTTGGGGTACTCCTGCTTCAACTCCCTGCGAGTCATGGTGGACTCGACAAAGCAGTACCGCATGTCACTGCCATCCGGACTTTTCGATGATGGGTCGATGTGCACCGAGAACACGTTCCTGATGCGATCGAATTTGATCACCTGATCGAACGAATCGGGGGCCTCATAGTCCGTGATGAACCGGAAATACCCAAAGCCCACCGCCGCCGCTGAATGAACCGACGTATCATAGCAGATGTCAGCCTGACTGGCGTACTCGATGTGACGAATCATCCCCTCCAGAACTTCGGCCATCTTGGGGTCTGCGGCATCGTCAACGGGATGGACATGAACACTCGGTCGATTCTGGCGTTGATCGTTTGTGATCTGACGTAAAAACGCCGGGTGCTTGTTGATCGTCAAGCAGGGACGCTTCTCGATGGTGCGTTGTCTCTTAGAGTCTGCCGGCCAATGCTCCCCCTTGAGGAACTTCAAATCCTCGCGAGCATCATTGAAATTGTCGTTCTCGGCAGCTCGACATATTCCCAGGCGTTTCTCGGCCTGCTTGATGATGTCGTCGTCTTCGTTGGTCATCGCTCAGGGGCCTGTAATTGCAGCAATTTGTTCAGGGCGATGCCGCCCCCCGTTCCCCCGACAATCATGCCAAGGAGACGGGGATCGGCGTAGCCCAGGAGATCGGAACTTCCGCGTTTGGCGGGGTCGAAGGCCGCGAACCGGGATCGGATATTCTCGGGAGGAACGGCATGGCTCAGCGATCCGTAGTGCTCATATTCGTTGTGGTACGGAATATTGGAATTGTTCGCGAACAGCTCGTTCCTCATTTTGAGGATTTTGCTTTTGGGCGGAATGGAATCGCTCTTCATCCCGAACATGGATTCCGGGATCGTCGAGAATTCCCCGTCCGTCATCGGGAATCCGGAGGGTTTGTAAGGGGCGTTGTTCTTGAACAAGACCGGGTACGTGGCCCCTACAACATCGTCGTCATCTAGATATTCATTAAGTCCAGAAAATCTATCGAGCGCCGCGTCCTTGGTTCCTACATGGGTTGCCAAGAAATCGGACGGAACGTTACCGTACTCGTTGATGGCCGTCTTGGCCCCCAGGGGGTGTTTCAATGGGTCCAGTTCCCCCACTTCGTTCTCGGCCCGACTGTAATGATACCCCTCGCCGTTGAACTCCATGGCAGAGGCCCTCTCCTGCGCCGTGTTATCCGGTCGAAGGCTCAGACCGCCCTCGGACACCGGCTTTGCGGCATTGCGTTGGGCCGTCAGGAATGCTGCTGCCCTCTCTGCGGGGTCATGAGACAGCCCCGACCTTGTCGCTGATTTCATCGCGCCTGCCAGGACAGCCCCCTTGCTCATAAGGGCAGCTAGCTTTATCCCCATTCCGGGCGGGAGCCATTCCTCAGGGGTAACTTGACCCAATCCAGGTTCAGAAAGACCGGAACGGATATCCCACTCCGGCTCGCGAGGAGGGGGCGGGAGATTTCTCATCCGCTGAGGAGTGGTGTTCAGGGATTCGGAAGTCACCCCGAAAAGGTCGCGGAGGGACGGCATCTCAGTTCACCGTCCTGGCCACTGCCCTTGGCAGCCTGACCATCAGGATGGGGTCATCTTGAAACTTCAGGAAGCCGAATTTAGAGTACCACTTCTCGAGCCTTTCCGTGTCAGCCTGAAGAACCAGAGCACCGCCGATATCATCAAAATCATTACAAACCTGTTGAATGATCGCATTACCAAGCCCCTTTCCGCGTTCCTTCGGATCGACAAACACGGAGCTTATTTCAGCCACCATGCCTTGAATTGCCACAGGAAGTGCCCTGCATTTCCCGACCACCAGGGAGGCCCCGCCCATATTCAACAGAAATTCTCTTTCAGTTTTCATGACATCCACGCGTGGCCTCCGGGCCGGACGACACTTCCTTCCTCGTCTTCATCCTTTTTGAATGGCTCGGTAATCATGATTTCCGATGCGCTCATGGACAGATACCGGGTGCAGTCCATCAAGTGGTCGTTGACCTTCACCACCTGCCCTTTTTCATCCCTGCGATACAATCTGAACTCAGCCAGCCAGTTCGACAGGCTCTTGAAGATTTTCATCTTGCCATATGACAGCCTCTGCCATACGTTGTAGATGCCCGCTTCCATGGCGTTGATTGCTGTGGTCAGGGGTAGGCCCAGGTCGACATATTGCTGCATAAGCTGCTCGCCATCTCTCTGAGACCTTCCCCGTGCAGCGGGGTCGATACAGCCAGGAATCCATTTTCCGCGTCCCTTTATGGCTTCGGCGTGCACAGACGGTTCAGCATGCGATCGGTAATGCTCACTGTACATGTACAAAATGTCGGAATCCCTGTCGTGAGCCCCCCAAATAGCTGCCGTCCTGTTCCAACCAACGTCGAGAGCGAATCCCCTTGGCCAGTGTTTTGGTGTTTGGAAGTCGGGGACGACAATTTCGCTTTCCGGAACCGGGTAAATGGCCCCAGACCCCAACTGTGGGATTCCCCTGGCCCGAGAATCCCTCTGGAATGGCGGGATGGACTCCAGAAGTTGTTTCTTGGCCGATTCGGACAGGTGGGGGACGTCATCCCAACTGGCTATGACGAAAAACTTCGAGGAGGATTCGTCGATTTCGGGATCGACATCGGACATCTTGCCGCCAGGGAGGAACGACAACACCACTCCCGACATCCCCATCAGCGGGGTGAAAGTCAGCATGACCAGTCCGTTATTGGTCATGGTGCGCATCAGACACTCGGTGTACACGTCGAGGGGCGGTTCCTCGTCCAGGAGAATAACGTCTTGCTCCGTTCCCTGGAACGCCTCTCTTCTCTGGTCGTAGGATTTCAGGGTGAGTCTCGAGACGCCCCCAAAATGGTTCTTGACCATGATGATTTCAACGGCGTCGGCGATCCCGGCCTTGTTCATCACTTTCATGATGCTGGTCTTCGGTATCAGGCCCGTTCCCATGTCGCCCATGGGGCCAAGAAGCTTCTCTTGGAGGATGTCCCGGACAGTTTTGCCGGTATCGCCAGCCGCCCACGCCTTTATGGGCCTATTGAACCGTCTTCCCTTCCACCAGGAGGGATATTCGCCAGTCAGGTGCAATACCAGCTCGTATCCGCCGACGCCCTCAGTTTTCCCTACCCGGTTCGCGGCCATCATCATACGTTCGCGATACCGTGCCCCAGCCTCGAAGAATTGCATGTGCTTCGGGTAAAGGGCTCTCCGGAGGGGTCCGGTGTCCGGGTAATACGTTCCTATCTTTTTCTCTTTATTACGACGGTACTTTTCCGCAACGGCGGCTGCCAGGGCCTCTCTGGAAACTGTTGCTGTCACTTTCCGCCCCCCGGAATCACTTCGAACAGGGTTTCTTCGGCGGTTTCGGCTGCGGGCTGGGCTTCTTGGGGAACTTCATCACTCACTCCTTCCATCGGGAAAGTATGCAGCTTGGCTTTGATGAACTCGTCCAGTTGCTCGTCGGTCATTCCGTTGAATTCAGCACCAGTGTTGACCGTCACTGATACCCCGCTGGCCTTCTTCGGAGCAACATACTCCAGAATCTTCATGGCCACAGATGGGGAGAACTGCTTCACGTATATTTGATCGCCCCTCGAATCCAGGGCGGGGGTCTCTTCGTCGCCCATGACCATCGGGAACAGCCGGAGAAGCTGGGCTTTGACCCATTTCTCGTTTAGGAAATCGATCGAGTCGATGTC